TATATCTGAATCATTCTTACCAAAAGATGTATTAGATATAAGTATATCAGTTACACCCTGATTTTCCAACTGTTTAATTTGATTCTTTATCTCTTCTTTATTACCAAATATAGTATTATTCTTTTCTTTGCCACTTGGCATGCCGTCATAAATAAACTTAGCGTGGTCATCTATAATAGCTGATAGTCTTACTATCGTTCTTCCGCCCTGTGATCCAAGCTCATCAAATTTTGATAGGGTGACTATCTGTCCATCTCCAAACTTGGCTACGCTTTCAGCAGTTTCCTTAGATGAACCGCTAAAGAATATCTCTGGGCAATTTTTATTTACAGCTCTAAGTCTTTCAACAAACAAAGCGCTTTGCTTCTTCCTGTCTTCTATTGAAGTGGGGATACAAAACAATGCTTGATCATCGTCATATGTGCCAGCTATTATATTCAAAGATATTCTGCCTGGCTCAATCTCATTAAATGCGTCTATCATCATAGAGCAATAGGCTGCTGTTATAGCATATGGCCTAATAGCAATCATATACTTAACCTTGTCCTCAGTATTAATTGCATGGGCAGCCTTAATCCAATAGTCTGATTCGTCTGAGTGGAATGTCAGTAGCATAGAATCATACTTATAAAAGTCTATGACCTTAGATAGGGTTTTTAAATCTTTGGGATTAAGATTGTTCTTGACCATCCAATGAAATTTCATTTTCTACCCCACTGAATGTGGTTCCACCCACGCTCATGTGCGTAGTAAATAAAGACTTTAACTACTGTCTCCCAAAAAGCAATAGCACCTGATAGAGTTGCGTCTCCAGTAATCACATAAGCAACAACAAATGATGATAGTGTTCCCCATATGCGATAACTAAGTGCTTTAGTAAATGATCTCGCTCTAGTTACTGTCACTCTTTACCCCAATTAAATGAGTTCCATACTCTTTCATGGTAGTAATAACAAATAAAATTAACAGCATTTGTTATAATAGTTGCCATTGTAGCCATGTTTATGTCCTTGCTTAAAGCATAAAGAGTAATAAAGGTTGTCAGTAAAGCAATGACTCTCCATGTCAAAGACTTGGCAAATGATCTTTTTTTAGAGACGTTCATCGTCTACCTCTTCTTTAAACCAATTAGAATACAGTCTTGCCTCTGCATCCGCAATCTTGTTGTCAAAGAAAATGTTATAGACCCATTTCAATCCGCTTTTGAGTAGCTGAAATAGCATGAATTGTTGCCCCCAAATCTACTTGCTCAATCTTATATCCTACATCACGACCATATACAATATTAGTAATGTTAGGTAATCTTAATACTAATGCACCATCCATAAATTCATCTTTGGCAATATATTCTTTTACCTGATCAAACTTAAGTGGATCCTTCTCGCTTGTTTTATATGTGTTACGCACACCAAGCAGCACCTGCTTTGTTCTCTTTCCCGCCTCTTCATATAATGCGTGATGTCCTTCATGCCATGGCTGATACCTACCAAGCATTAATGTAGTTGGTGCTGACCAATCGTGAAGATTAAAATAACTAATAATTACTGAGGCTTTTTGCTCAGCATCTAGTTTGTGACTATCAAATTTTGCATCAGGATCTTCTGGCTTTTCAAACATCTTGTTTGTATCTTCAAATCTTCCCTCTTCTATTGTATCCATGAAGATAAGAATGTCTGGCTTACCAAATGCTGCACGAGTTAATTCTGTAGGACAAACAAAGTCAACTACTACTGGTGCTACTCCTTGCTTGGCAATTAATCTTGCCATCTCTCCCATGCGTCTTGCTTGCTCTATTCTATCTTCAGCACTAAATCCTAGGTCAGAATTTACTGTTGCACGGACTTCATCTGCATTAAGATGTATTGCGTTAATTCTTTCTTTTAAAGCTTTTGCAAGCTCTGTCTTTCCAGAACCTGGGAGACCAATTATTTGAATAATCATTTTAATCTTTCTGTTAAGTGGGTAGTTTTAGGACATACCCAGGTCTCACGGTTATTTAATTTTTAGAATTTTTGGTTGTTTTTCTTTTGGTAGATTTCTAACTACACGGATATGCAACATGCCATCCTTTAGCTCTACACTAGAAACTTCCATGTATTCACTTAGTTCAAAGATTCTTGTGAACTTACGTGCAGCGATTCCCTTGTGGACAACTTCTGCATCTGTTACCTCTGTAATTTCACCTGTGATCCAAAGACTTCCGTCTTCAATTGACACAGTCAGATCTTCTCTTGTGAATCCAGCAACTGCCAGCGTTAACTGATAGTTATCTTCGTCTAGCTTTAGCAAATCATATGGCGGGAATGCCGTATTGTTTACCTTACTAAGACTATTGAAACGCTCCAACTCTCTGTTGAAGCCAATAAAAAATGGATCCTTAAATAGATCCATAGCAAATTGTGTTACCATTTTATTCTCCTTTTAAGCAAGTAATATGGCCACCCCCATTTGGCAGGTGACCATACTATTATACCATTTAGGTGACTAGGATTGCAACTACTTTTTTGCTTTTGCCCTAGCCTTTGCTAATGCATCAAAATCTTTTACTTTGGTATCTCCAAGATAACCCCAAGCGTATCCTTCAGATATCATTTGCTCATTAATTGAAACTTCTGAACCATCAAGATATACCCACCCTAATATTCTTCCGTATTTTTCTGAGCTGTCCATCTTTTCAGTTTTAATTACAACGCTTTTAGCATCTTTAATCTTTGACTTAAGATATTCTTTTGACTCAAGACCAAGAACTTTTTCTGCTTTATCTGAAGTTCTGCTTTCTGGTGTATCAATTCCAGCAAGTCTTACTCTTGAGCTAAAAGATATACTAAATCCTAAATCGATTTCAACATCAATAGTGTCTCCATCAACAACGTTTGTTACTTTTTTTACATAGTATTCAAACATTACTTTGTTGTCTTTTTAGACGCCTTCTTAATGCCTTCTAATGTTGTTGTGTTTACTGTTTCAGTTTTTTTAGCTGCTGGCTTTTCTGCCTTTGGCTTTACTGCTACACCAAATGCTGGTCTTCCAAATCCTACTACTGCTACTGGCTGTGACTTGCGTAGCTTTGATCCGTTCTTTTTCTTGTATGCACGAACCTTTAGACATGCCTCTCCACCATTTCTCTGGTCTCCCTTTTTATCTGAGCTGGTGTTTCCTTCTACACATGTTACTGTTCCGTCTCCGTTGTCTTTTACAACAATTCCAACGTGAGAAATTCTATCGACACCGTCTCCTGGGAAATCAAAATACAGGATGTCTCCTGGCTGTGGTGTTGCTTCTTCTGCTTTCTGCCATGTGCCAGCTTTAATAAATGCTTGTGCTCCTGCTGGTGTGTAAACTGTATTAGGAATTTTTACGCCAGCCTCATTTCCGCACCACATAACAAAGCTTCCGCACCATGGTTGAAAGTTTGCTTTAGCAAACTTGCCATACTTTGTTTCGTTATCTTTTGGTCCTTCAATATATCCAACTTCTGCAAGAGCTACTTCTACTAGTCTTGCCGCTGATCCTTGTACTGCTGCCATTTTATTTCCTCCTAGAAAATTGATTACTTTAATTATACCATTTTTATATTTGTGTCCCCAGATGGGCTCGAACCATCGACCCGCAGATTAAAAGTCTGCTGCTCTACCGACTGAGCTATAGGAACTTGGGGCAGTTTTAAGTCTTGCCTAGGACATAGATTAAGCTGAGAGTATCTTTGCTAATGCGTTTACTGTTGCTGCAATTCTTCCGATATCACGCAACTGCTCGACTGAGTAGCCCTCCTCTTTCAATGTTTCATAGTGTGCTTTAACACAGAAATGGCATTTACCCACAATAGATGAAGCTAACGAGTAAGCCTCAAATCTTGCTTTTGTAGTGCCGCCATGAGATGCTATTGCATTCATTCTAAGCTGTGCTGGTAGACCTTTTAAATTAGCATCATCTGCCATCTCAATGTATGGATACCAAACATTATTTTGTGCCATGATAGCACCAGCTGTAAGGGCTGCATTTCTTTCTACTTCGTCTGTTGCACTTGCTGTAATAAAAGCAACAAGCTTTCCGTTTCCAGTAGCAAAGGCTGCAGCTAATGCGAGATAGGTTGCCTGCTCTGAATCAATAGTTGATCTATTAATTACTGAATCTAGATTTAACCTAATGTCCTTAGCGTACTCTGGAAGATTTTCATTAATCTGGCCAACCCAAGACATTACAGCGTCTCCCCGCCAAGTGATCTATTGCATGCACATAGCTCACCAGTTTGAAGAGCATCTAGAACACGAAGAGTTTCATCTGGATTTCTTCCTACATCTAAATTGTTTACTGTTACATGCTGGATAATATTATCTGGGTCTACAATAAATGTTGCACGATATGCTACTCCAGAAGAGTGTTGAATTCCAAGGTCACCAGATAATTGATGTGCTGTATCTGCAAAGGACCAAGAATTAGTTTTCTTTAAATCTTCATGAGCATTGCGCCATGCAATTTTGCAAAACTCGTTATCCACTGATCCAGTCATAAGGACTGCGTCACGGTCATTAAAATCATTTACAAGAGCATCATATGCAACAATTTCTGTTGGGCATACAAAGGTAAAATCTTTTGGATAGAATGCAATAATTTTCCATTTGCCTGGAAAAGAATCTTGGTTTATTACTTCAAAAGATGAGTCGTCATAAGATAACGCTCCAGGTTTAACTCCGATAACGGCAAAGTTACCAAGTTTATCTCCTATTGTTTTCATGTTTCTCCTTATATATAAGTGATACAAACGTATCGCACCCCTGGCTGGAATCGAACCAGCGACCAACAGATTAGAAGTCTGTTGCTCTTCCGCTGAGCTACAGAGGTATTCTATTGATCTTCTTCGTCTTGATTCATTTCTACTAGTCCCAGGGTCTTTGCCATCTCTTCTCCTTCTGGACTTAGCGAAAAGGTTGCCTCTAAATTTTCATCATATGAAACATTTAAAAATCCACTTTCAAATAACTTTAGCATTGCATCATCAATATACTCTGTGTGTGCTTTCCATAACTCAGGCGCAATATCTTTGGCCTTTTCTGTTATGAGAAAAATAAACTCTCCGTCTTCATCAATGCCTTCAACTGAAACAGCACCGATTTCTATGTAGTACTCTATATCTTTCACATATTCTCCCATGTGCAACAGGTAGGACTCGAACCTACGATTACCGAATTATGAGTTCGGGGCTTTAACCAACTAAGCTACTGTTGCCTAGTTGCAATTATAGTATAACCTTATCGTTATTGTCAATGGTTTTTTCAACTATCTGCTGTACATATTCTGAAAAATGTTTTCTTATTTTACCAGGAGGTCTTGATCCAATAGAGTTCCAAACTCTAGTGTATTCCATTATATTGGCAAATGTAGTTGGGCATACAACTATGCCATTAAACTCTCTCAATACAGTTGGAAGTGGAACATGCTTGCCACAGCACTTACACTCTTTAGCTTTATCTTGATATTCACTCATATTATTTGCATCCTGTCCATTGCTTCTCTTAAATCTTGTGGCATTCTTGGTGCCCTAATCATATTAGTTGATGTTACATCTGGGTTATCTCTACTAAAATCATCATGTATTGACATTGACTCATATGTATGAATGTTTATTTCATTATTCATATCTGGCCTTGTTCTACTAATTGAATTAAATATAGATCCACAGACTGCATCCGCCAAGTCTTTAGAACCTTTTCGTGGGTGATCAACCTTATCACGCATAATTTTTAACTGCAACAATTCATCAATTAGAAGTGGTATGTATGGCCCATTAAGTCTTTCTTCTAATACAACCATAGCCATATCGTCATAATGCTTTTTAGCCACCGACAAAATTTCAGTATTAATTCCATATTGCTTTAGCTGCTGCATCATATCATGGGAGTTCCATCGGTCAAATGTACACACTCCTATATTAAACCCACGTGTTTTAAGTGCAAGTATATAGTCTTTAACCTCAGTAAAATCAACAGACTTATCAGGCGTAGGTGTCCAGTATCTAACTGCATCTACACTAACAATTGGTGCTGGCTGAGAGTACTCGTTTGTAACTCTAACATTAACCCATCTTTCAACATGTGCTAGCGAGACTGCACAGTGGTCGTGCTTTTGTGCAAGGTCAACGTGTATAAAGTATCTTGTATCTTCTTTTGGCTTAAACCATTCTTCTAATCTACCAAAGCTATCTACAGCAAGAGCAGTATTATTAAATGCCTTCTCTACCTTTTCACGTGACTTAAAGAAAGCATCTACCATCTCTGGTGGCATGCAAGCAAATCTACCAAGAGCGTCTAATGAATTTTTGTAGAAGTCTACCTTAAAATCTTCAATCTTTTTAGTTGGATTGACTTCCCATGTTGGCCTCTTTAAAGCATATGTTTTAGGATACAGATAAGATATGATATGGTCTTCTTCCCAATCAATAGTTATCTCATTGCCATCAGTTCCATCTGGGAGATCATCGTCCATCTTAAGAGTCTTTGTTCTAATAATAGTTTCTTTTTCTCCAATAACAGACTCATAGAATTTTTGTATTGGATCATTTTTGAAACGGGGGAATGAAAGCAAAATTACTTTTCCATAGTCTGGGAAACGGGACATCACAGATGCACGGTACATGTCATATATAGCATCAGCTGTCTTAGCCTGATCATGTCCTGTTGTATTTTCCATGGCAAAACCAGAGATCTCATCAAGGATAACAGTTATAACGTTGTATCCTTCCCATGCTTCTCTTTGAGAGTGGCCTGAGTATACGTTTACATTCTTATCAAATTTAATTTCAGATGCTTTAGGCTCATATTTTCCAGCAAACCATGGGGACAATTCAATTCTTGTCTTAAATCCTTTAAAGAAAACATTGTTTGCCTGCTGTGCGTTAATAGCAATATTTAGAATATCAATTGTGTCACCTGGTGGCTTACCATAGTATGTTGCTGGATCTTTTAGACATAGCAATAAATAAACTTGATAGGCAACTGAAATAGTAGCAGTGTAGTCTTTACCAGAACCTTTACCTAACTGTGCAATTACTTCATTGCATGTCTGCTTAAATCTTAGCTTTCCATCCTCTTCGCCAAAAAGCTTTATTAGCGTGGACTCTTTATATATCTGAGAAGACTTTTCAATAAGCGTATACTGTAGTTCAGATAATTGTGGCAGACCTAAATAATTTGGATCAGTAACAAATGTTTGTATGTCTACTGGACGCTCTTCAAATTCTTCTCCGTCAAGTATGTCAATTAAATCTGAAAAATCAAACGACATCTGCGTCCTGAATTACTATTGCCTCCACTACCCCAGTAATCTGGGATAGCCTTTTTGCAAC